TTTTATAAATTGTTTTAAGCGCATTATCTAATGGTGGATTATTTTTAATTGCATCTTCAACTCCACTTTCGGTTAAAAATTTGTTTATTATTTTGTCAAATTGTTTGCTCATAATATTATTATACTATTACTTACCAATCTTTACAAGCTTGATACTTTGGTGTGCCTGGCTTTGCACTTGAACACTTGTGTCTAGCACGAAATGATTTTCTTCTTTTTGGATTATTCTTTCCAACTCTTACACCAGCTTGACCCCAATGGATTCTTTTGTATCCACCTTTTGGATTCTTAACACACTTCATCCACTTTTTGCCTTTTCTTGTTGAATGCGTTTTTTGTGTTGTTTTTGTGCAATTTGCTTCTTCTAATATTGAAGCTACAGCTAAATCAAATTTACTCATCGTGCAAATACTTACCATCGTAATCAAATAAAAAAAGATTTTGTAAAAAGTGGTATTTCGTAGGGTAAATACATTTAGAAATATGTCTACTTTAACTTTAACATCACCAGGTGTGCAAATCAGCGAAACTGATCTTAGCGTAATATCAAGACCAATCGGAGCAACGGATATCCTTATAACTGGATTCACAAACTACGGACCAACAGAAGAATTTGTAAGAATTTCAAGTATTTCTGAATTTGAAGATACGTTTGGCGTTCCTACAAATGCAGCAGAACGATATCTTTATCACACAGCAAGACAGATTTTAAATACTTCACCAGGCAATCTTTTGGTAAACAGATTACCTTATGGTGATCAAGCAGGTCAGGGTTTTTCCAATACATATAGTGCATTAGTTTATCCAGTAACATTAGATACTAATACTACTGGAACATCAAATACACAATTTCAAAATGCATCAGCATATGTTTTAGGTGCACCAACATCTGTTCTTTTAACAAATAATCAATTTAATCAATTACAATCTGGTAATATAACATGGTCAACAACACCATATGCTTTATCTTCCACGCAGATTGGTAGTGGAGCAACTTATGCAACACTTGCAGCGTTTTACACGGGTGCTAGTGCAGTTTCTTCAGACGTTACGAGTGTAAGTGCAATTTCACCAACTTTATCAGCAGTAACATGGTATTATTCCAGTAGTGGATCATATGTAACATCTTCAATTACTCCAACTACAACAGATTCCGTATCTGCATTAGCTAATGCTGGATTAATTATTTTAAATACTTCAAAGAGAAGTATCGATAGTCTTTTCCAAGGATATTATGTTGGTGTTATCAGTAACCAGAATGTAAACCCATCAACAAACTTTACTTCGGTTACATCAATTCAAACGGCAGTATCAAACACGGGTATAGTTCAATCATATGCAACTGTTCCGCAAAGTAGACTTAATTTCCAATTAACCGCAGCATATGCAAATTTTGGAGGTACAAGTCTTTCACAGGTTATTGAGCAATATCCAACGGGATTCTCGTTTGCTTCAAAATCTTACAATGACAGTTTGGTCATTGGTCTTTTCAAAATAACTACATCAAATTATAATAAAGATACTATATCTTTAAATTATAAGGTTGCTGAAGCTTATACTGGTTCGCTTTATGCAAATAGAACAATTCCAAATCCAAATGGTGGGGCTGCTAAGTCATTCTCGTTAGAAACAGTTGTTGATAATGCATCAAGAAATATTCAGGTTTTAATAAATCCATATATTTCAAAGGTTGGAAACTGGAGTAACACTACACTTGATGGAGTATATACTCCTCTCAAAACTGTTACCGTTGGTGCTGCTGCCCAAAGTTTATATCCTCTTGGTGTTTATGTATCAGATACCGATACATCAGCTGCTAAAGTTGGTAATATTCCTCTTAAGTTACAAAATGTATTAAATTCATTACAAAACAGTGATGAAATTAACTTGGATATAACTGCTGAAGCAGGTTTAGGAACAATCTGGGCAAGTTGCGCCTCATTAAGTGCATCTAATGCAAATAGTACTCTCCCTATCACATATGATGATACATACAATTATCTTAATAGTGATCGCAACAATAAAGCAAATCTTTATAATACATCGAATGCTTCGGGTAGTACTGGGCAAGGTGCTGGATTTTATTATCAAGCAATTGCAAATCAGTTTATATCTCTCGCAAATGACACGAGAAAAGATCACGTATTCATCGCAGATCCTCTGAGACATATATTTGTAGTTGGTGCTAACCAAAAGACTTCGGCATTACCTGATTATGTGTTCTCTGATCACATATACTGGCCCCTTAACAACTTGTATTCACCTAATATCAGCAGTTATGTTGTAACTTATGGCAACTGGCTCAAATATAATGATACGTTCTCAAATTCACCAGTATGGCTTCCTCCATCTGGATATGTAGCAGGATTAATTGCTTCATCATCTCAAACATCATTCCCTTGGAGTGCAGTTGCTGGATTCAGCAGAGGTACATTATCAAATGTTACTGATGTTGCAATAAACCCAACACAGAAACAGAGAGATTTGCTTTACAAAGGTAATATCAATCCGATTGCATATTTCCCAAATGAAGGTTATGTGGTATACGGACAGAAGACTCTCTATCGCACACCATCAGCTTTTGATCGCCTTAATGTTCGTAGACTTTTCTTAACCTTGGAAAAACAAACACAGGCTTTATTAAAGTACTTTGTGTTTGAGCCAAATACATTCAGTACAAGAACAAGATTAGTCGGAGCATTAAGACCAATATTTGATAATGCAAAAATCAACAATGGTTTATATGATTACCTTCTTGTTTGTGACGAAAGAAACAATACACCTTCAGTAATCGATTCAAATCAATTAGCGATATCGATTTACATCCAACCAGTTAAAACCGCAGAGTTTATTCTCTGTGACTTTATCGCAACCCAAACAGGCGTTAATTTTAACGAAATAGTTGGACAATAAAAGGATAAATATTAATATATGAGTGGAATACTAGACCAATACGGAATCGAAAACTTCTATAACACAGCCCAAGTAAATGACTTCGCAAGAACGAATTTATTCAGAGTAGTAGCACTAGGTGGAACAACCTTTGATACTAACGAGTTGCTTTATGTGACAACAACAACATTACCAGCAAAGGCAATTCAGAACGTTGAAGTGCCTTTCATGGGATTAAGATTTAACGTGCCAGGCACGGTGAATTATCCAAACAGTGCGGGATGGCAAGTAACATTCCGTTTACCACAAAATATTTCAATTCGTCAGAAACTTGAAGCATGGCAAAGATCAATTTTTGATGATTCAACAAGTACTGGTGCATATAATATTCCATCAACTGCTGCATCAAACCAAGTTGTTTTAGTTTTAATCGATAAGCAAGGTAATCCTCTTGAGACATATACATTATATGGTGCATGGTTACAGCAAATTGGTGAACTCTCATTGGATATCACAGCTGCTGGAGATGTTCTCACACAACAGGCAACTATTGCATACCAGTATTGGAGAAATTCTTAATAATAAGAACTAAGGCATAAATATTATTATGCCAAATAATTTCATGCTTCCTCCCTTTGGGGGTATTAGTGCGTATTCTTATTACCTAAATTTACTGGGTAAATGGCCCACTGGTCTAGCTCTTGCTAGTCAGTGGTTGATATATTTTGATTTTACTTCCGTAAATTCCTTAATGGGTAATTTACAGGGAATATTAAGAGACAGAGAAACTATCGACCAGTGGAATTTAAATAGTAATGTTACTCAATATTTGTTGGATGGTAGCTTACAATATGCTGGAAATAATATAATGGGTTGTGCATTTGCAAGACAGGTGAGCTTGCCAGGTGAAACCATAGATGCTGGTAATAAGGGGTTAGATTATGGTGGGTTTCAAGCTCCTGCAACTGCTTCAAATAGAGAAAATTATAAAAAATTGGGTGTAACCATGCTTGAAACTAATGCATCTTTTTTAGATTTAGTTTTAAGACCTTGGATTATTTCAGTTGGTTATAACGGATTAGTTGCTAGACCAACAAACTCACCTCTTTATGTAAAATCAAACTTTGTAGATGTTGTAATGTTGGCAAAAACAGGAAGAATGAATGATTTTTATGCAGCAGCACCCTCTAATAGTTATTCAAATATTGCTGCACCGATGGGGATTAGAAAAATTTATAGATTTTATAATGTTGCTCCAGTTAACATGCCAGGTGAGGAGTATTCCTACATGGAAGAAGGGTTAAGAACTAGTAATGTTGAATTTGTTTACGATAGTTATGCTGTGCAAGATGCTGGTACAAGTCTTTATATTGGGTTACAGTAGAATAAGTAACACAAGTGGAATATTACAATTATAATATTGAATTACCTTTTTCTAAAAAGGTTGTAGCATTTCGGGAAATTAATACTAATGAACAAATGGCATTAGCAAAGGCTAATTTATCATTTAATAACTCAAAGGATAATTATTTTCCCTTTAATAATTTTGTATTAACCACTGTTAAAAACATTTTAGAAAATAAAAATGATTTTGATAAAATCAATATTGTTGATTATATGTTGTTTCTTACAAAATTAAGAATTGTAAGCATCGGTAATATTATTACTTTAACAACCGAGTCAAAAAACAAAGAATTTAAATCAACTAAAACTACAATAGATTTAAATGTATTTTTGAAAAATCTATACAGTTGCACAACTGAAGCTCTAGTTGATAGTATTTTGTTAGAAAACAATGTAGAAGTCAAATTAGGATGGCCCACGGTGGAGTCTGTAAAGCTTTTTCAAGACTTACTAACACTAGAAAAAAACCAATATCAAATTTTCAACGAAACTTATCATGAATTTATAGAATATATAAAAATAAATAATAAAAAAATTTCTTTTAATGATTTTAATTTAAAACAAAAAATAGATTTAATGGACGAATTATCCATATCGATGATAAAAAAGATAAAAGACAGAGTTTTAGATTGTGTAAAATACGTTCTGACATATGATTTATTTGGAATTTCTACTTTTAAAAACTATACGTTTAACTTTTTTAATTTAAATTTTATAGATTATATAAGATTATTTTATTCAAATGATGTAAGAGCAATATATCAAGAGATTTCTTATTTAGCAAGATCGGGTATAACGCCAGAATATGTCTTGAGTATATCTCCATCCGAAAGAAAAATCTATTCTACGTTAGTTCAGGAAGCTAAAAAAATGGAAAACAAACAAGACAACTATGATTTTAATAAAATTAACAGTAATAGCAGTAGGGCAGTTCAAGATTTAGCACTTGAATTTGGAGATTCTCCACCTAAATAATCATATGTCAGAAGAAACTCCAATTTTAAATTTTAACGATGCTATTGCGGCACTTAACAGTGTATCTGAATCTTTTAAAATCGATGCATGGATTCCATCATTGAAGAAAACACTAACCTTTAAAGAGATAGATGCCAAGCAACAAAAGAGTTTATTAAGTGCAGCAATGGATAATTCGGTTTATAATTCCGAATTTATTAAATCTTTTTATAATATATTGAAAGAAAACCTTTTAAACGAAGACAAGTCTATAGTAGATAATTTTACAATTGTTGACAAATATTTCATTGGAATTACACTCAGATCACAAATTTCAGAAGAAATTAGTGTAAAATTCACGGATGAAATCACCGAAAAAGTTAAATTAGAACCTTTAATTTCTAATTTTAGAAACTATAATTTGCCTGATTCTGATGATTTAGTAATCAAAAATGAAGTTGTAACCATAATATGTAACGTAAGTTTGCCTTCCGTGAAGGATGAAGTTGATTACGAAGAGCAATTTTATAAAAAATATAAGAATATTGATGATGTGAAGTCAACAAAAGACGTTCAGGGTATTATTTCTGATGCATTTATAGGTGAAACTTCCAAATATATCAACTATATGCTCATCAATGATAGCAAATTTAATTTTAAAACCATGACTCTTGATCAAAAAATCAAAATTGTGGAAAAATTACCATCGACTTTGATCCAAAAGATACTAGATAAGGTGTCAAATTGGAAAAAAGAGATAGATTCTTTCTTAACTGTTAGTGTTGGAGACAAAACAAAGGTAATATCAGTTGATAGTTTATTATTTTTAAGTTAAGACATAAATCATATGCGCCATATAAATATTATATATGGCAGATTTAGATGCATTAAACCAGATTTTATCAAAGTATGACTTTACAGGAGAAGTTCCTGCTAAAGAATTCTTGGATAGACTGTTGTTTGAAGGCAATTCAAGTTATGTTGATGAGTTTCGTTCAACATTTAAAGATGGGTTCTTCACACCCGTAGCAAACAAACTAAAATCTCTTTATGTTAAATTAAATCGTGACATAGATAATGTTAATACAAAAAAAATAGTTGATCCATTTGGAATAGGTGATATTTCCGAAGAATATAAAGAAAAAATAAATGCCTATAAAGAAAAAATGGCAAAGTTATTGGATACGGATTTTACAAAAGATCAAAAAGGATTTTTAAATATTTTATCATCAAGTAAAACTGGTGATATGGTGCAACAACCATCAAAAAAATTAATGGATGATGGTGAACAAAAAGGATTTGGTGTTAAAAAACAAACTTTTGATATTGGGGAAGACACAAAAACTTTTTTAGGTCAAAATTTTGAAAAATTTAGAAAAGTTGATTTAAAGGTTACGGGTGCGAAGAAGGAAGGAATGTTTGGTGAAATAGGTGCTTTAGTTTCCGAACTGATGGGACCTCTTGCTTTGTTATTAGCTGGTGTAGCTGGAACCATTGCAGCATTTTCCGTGAATGGACCTGCCAAGGGCATCTTAGAAATAATCGGTAAAAACGGTTTGCGTTTTGGTATTAAGAATATTGCAAAATTAATTTTTAAAGATCTTAGTAAGGTGGCATTAAAAAGAATACCACTTGGTATTGGAACAATATTTGCATTTGGTTTTGCTATTGAAAGATTTAATAACGGTGATGTAGTAGGGGGAATTTTAGAAGTTGTATCGGGATTAGTTAATCTCTTGGATGAAGTGGTGCCAGGCTTGGGATTTGTTCTTGCAAGTGGTGTTGATGTATTGAATGCAATTTTGGATGAGAAAGCTGGTGGGTCTTCTGCTGAAGCAAGTGCTAAAAAATTAAATATACTTTCAGGTTGGCAAGAAAAATTTGTACAAAAATTTAAAGATGTACCAATTATAGGAACATTGATTACGATTGGTTCTGGTTTTAAAAATTTCTTTGAAGGTTTAGCAAGTGGAAATACTAGTCAATTCATGCAAGGGTTAGACGAGCTTGAAAGTTTTCCTATGTTAGGATATTTTCCATCAGTGCTTAAAGCATTATTGGATTCTACAACCACAGACCAAGAAGGAAAATTTAATAGTATTAATTTTGGTGATTTTGCTAAAAATCTAAGAAAAGAAATAGGTAAAACTGTTTTAAAGTGGATACCTGATTGGTTTGGTATGAGAAAAATGTTTGCTAACATAATGGGTATGGATTATAACGGTGAAGATGTTTTTATACCAGACGAAAATGATAAAAAAAATGATCAATTTAATAAAAATATTGCTGCTTTTAGTAAACCCGTAGCCAGAGGTTCTATTTCACCTGCTGATATTGCCGAAAACGACGAACAATTAAAAACATTAAAATTAATACGTGATAAATTCCAAGAAGATAATAAGGAAGTATTGACTAGTAAAATGAAATTTGGCACTCAAGAACAAATTGATGCACAAGATAAACTTGATAATTTAAACAACCAATTAACTGCTTTATTTGATCGTCAAAAAGAATATAAAAAATCAAGATATGGATTTGAAAATGATGAGTATGATAAAAATGGATTAATAATGAGACGCAATTCTCGATTACGAGATCAACTTAGTAAAAATCCAAGTGTTGAAAATCAAAGAAGACAAGATGTATTAGATGAAGCATGGAAATCAACTTATGATAAAAATAATCAAATAGTGGACGATTATCTAAGAAATAAAGATACAAGAAATCAAGAAATAGAATCTTTAAATACAAAAATTGATACAGTCGATAGTATGCCAATAGGTGAAATATTTAATATGCAGGGATCAGATGGAAATCAATATACTCCCGAACCAAATGAACCATTAACCCTATTACCAGATGATAATATGTTAAAGGTTGATGGTATTTCTGATCTTAATAAAAACATGAAAGTTATATTTAAATCTTTTTCCGAACAAATTGCAGCAATGTCTAATAATAGTTCAAATAATTTTTCATCGGTTAATGTATCTGCTGGAGGTGGTGGAGGTGAGGGATCATCAAGAGACAGAAACTTTGATTTTAGACAAGAGTATTGGGGTATAAACCCTGGCTTGAGACATTAAATATTAATTACCTATGGATACAAATAACATACCACTGTTGCCAACATTACTTTATGATGTAACAACTACAAAAAAACAAGTATATGGTCTCGGTAATTTGTTTAATGCAGTTCCGAAATTAACACCAAAAACCGCAGGTGGATTAATTGATATTGTTAATAAATTTAAATGGAAAAATTCTGGTAATGCAGCCGAAGTTCCAAGAATTTTTGCCAGAGAGTTAGAACTTCAGTATGGAATGTGGACACAGAATTTTGCAAAAGCATTAACATTAGTTGAAAATATTTTTACTCATAGTCAAATTGATGCATATTTGCAATTGTATGCATCACAACCAACTGGATTTAATTATAGTTTTCCTTGGTTATTAAAAGATGGGGAAAATATTAGAAGTATTAATAATAGTTGGGGTACGGTGGAAGGATTGCCAGGACTTTTGAAAAAAGTTTCCGAAAAAGCTACAATTGGTTCTATACTTGGTGCAGGTGCAGCTGCTGGGTTTGGTGCAATATCGCCAGGAATTGGGTTTGAAGAAATTAACGAATTTAAAAAAACAGAATTACAGGAAATAACAATATCTTTTCCTTTATATAACACGACAACAATTATAGATGCATTTAACAATTATGCGTTTGTATCTATGTTTACTTTTCAAAATTTAAAAACCAGAACATCCTTTATGACTTTTATTCCACCTAAGTTATATACTTTAGATAGTAAAAATTTAGGAGGTTTGTATTGGCCCTTAGCATATGTATCCAATTTTAAAATAGATAGTATAGGAACTACAAGAGATATTTCATCTTATTTAGAAATAACAAACGGAAATAATATTTTAGTTCCAGAAGCATATAAAGTAACTATAACATTTAAGGAACTAATATCCCAAAGTTCAAATATATTTGCAGGAACTATGGGTGGACAAAAAGTTGTTATATCTGGATTGAATGATATTAATAAAATTACAAATCAATTTCAAGAACAGGTGGCAACCCCTGCTGCTGCTGCTGGTGAATATACAAAAAATAAATTAAATGCAGGTATTACATATGTTAAAGACAATGTTGAATTTGCAAACAAAACGCCAACAGGATCAACACCAGTTGATTATACAAAACAAACTCCAATAGCAAATGAAACAAGATAATTTACCAGCTTTACCAAATCTACCATCCCTTTATAGATATGAAAACTTTTTTAATGTCTATCAGAATAACGATGGATCTTATTTTTATAACTTATTAGCAAATATAAATGTGTTCCCCGCAAAAAATACATCAGTTGAAGATACATATGTTACAAAAGGAAATGATACTTGGTATTTAATATCATATAATTATTATAATACTATGGATTTATGGTGGTTAGTTTGTGAATATAACCAAATAAAAGATGCAACAACTTTACCCGAAGTTGGAACGACATTAAAATTACTAAAATCTCAATACGTTTGGCCCGTAATGCAACAGCTTAATTTGCAACTTAACAGCTAATAATATCTTCTAAGTCAAAGTAAAACCTAGCATATATTTTATTTTTGTCTTTTCCTTTTTTACCACTTGTATAACAATATATTTGATTTTTATATTTAAAAAAGTAAAAATCAGGAAATTCCTCATCAAACATATTTAATTCAAAATCAATATCAGGGTTATCATATAGATATTGTTCAACTTCATTAACTGGTAATTTTTGTAAAATATTCTGGTATTCTAAAATGTTAAGTTTGTTTTGTAATCTTGTCCATATACCAGTTGGGTCTGTTTTATGCAAAACAAAGATGGGCCAATTACTATTATATTGAAAAACACCATCTTTTTTACCCAAATCTACCAGTTTTTGTCCCTTTGGTAGTTCAGATTTATTAGTTTTCACCTAAGTATTTATTAACAATGGGAAGAAAACCTAAAATAGTAGATGATACTCCTTCATTATCTGATCTCAGTAACAAAGACGTATTAATTGATGGTAATTTTTATAAGGGAAACGAAAATCTTTTAAGAGGTAACGCACAAATCAAGTGGACTCCTGAGATGATTGAGGAGATAAAAACCTGTGCAAAGAAAATTTTGCATTTTGCTGAAGAATATTTTTATATTATTACCGAAAGCGGTAAAGAAAAAATTAAATTATACAAATATCAAAAACAATTATTAAAGGCATTTGTTAATAATAGATTTAATGTGGTACTTTCAAGCCGTCAGAGTGGAAAAACGACCACAATCACCATTTATGCGCTATGGATGGTGTGTTTCCAAGATGATAAGAGGATTACAATCGTAGCAAACAAGGAAGATACTGCAAAAGAAATTTTTGCACGTATCAAAATGTCTTTTGAAGAACTTCCCATATGGATGAAACCTTCGGTTAAGTCATGGAGAAAAGATGGATTTGAATTGGAAAACGGATCAAAGATAACTGTTTCTTCCACATCAAGTGCTGGACCTCGTGGAACAACAAGTAATCTTCTGATTATTGATGAAATGGCTCACTGTCCTAACGATTTGATGAAAGAATTATGGAAATCAGCTATTCCTATTATTTCTTCGATGAAAAAATCACAACTTGTGGTTATTAGTACTCCTAATGGAGTAGATAATCAATTTTATGATCTTGTTCAACAAGGTAAAGACCCAAAAAGTGGATGGCATTTGGAAACTGTTAACTGGTGGGATGTGCCAGGTCGTGACGAGATTTGGAAAAAAGAAGCTATTGATTTATTAGGTGGTTCCAAGGAAGATTTTGATCAGGAGTATGGAAATGTTTTCCACGAAAAAGGTAAAACTGCAATTGACCCCGAAGAATTAGAAAGATTAAAATCATCTTGTAGAGATCCAATTTTAGTTATGGATAACGGTGACTATAAAATATTTACCCAGCCAAAGGAAGGATCTTTTTATGTAATTGGCGTTGACGTTGGTGAAGGAATTGGAAGATCAAATAGTGTTGCTCAAATATTAGATGTTTCTGATTTAACCTGTGTTGAACAAGTTGCAGTTTATGCGTCAAATACAATAAACCCTTATAATTTTGGAACAAGATTAATGGGAGTATTGGAAGATTGGGGTAGACCACCTATATTAATTGAAAATAATAACAATGGTCAACAAGTTTTAGACGTTTTGGCTCGTACACACAACTATGAAAACATAGTTACCTACACATTTGAGGGTATGAGTAAGCATTATAACAATGATAATAGACTTGGTATACATAATCATACTAATACCCGTTACAAAGGTATAACAAATTTTAGATATTGGGCAAATAGTTTGAAGGCATTAAGGTTGAATGATCTTGATACTGCAATAGAATTGTCAACTTTTGTTAAACTTCCAAATTTTACATTCAGTAAAAGAACAGACAAAGATTTAGATGACAGAGTTTTAGCATTGGTTTGGGCGTTATTCTTATTAGATCCATCCTTGGCTATGAAATATTTTAATATCACCGAATTTGATGATCAAGGGAGACCTTTAAAGATAAAACCATTGATCGATAATACAGATTTAATTAAAAAAAGTCCTATTTTTGAAGGTAAAGTATCAATTTACAAAAAAAGCTCTATAACATCAACGCCAATGGCATGGGTTGGAACGTTTGATGAACAACACAACCCATTAATGGACAATGACGTTGCCGAATTCACCAATTGGTTAACCAAATGGGATGGTATAAATCCTCCACCACAGAATGATTTACCTATTTTAAAGACATTAAGACCTGAAAAAATAGATAAATATGAAGGAGAAGGATATATGCCAAGCATATTATTTTAAAAATGAATCAAGCAAGTTTAAATAGGTCACGTAATGATAAATTCATAATGGTTTTGGATTTGCCAAAGGCAATGAAAGATCAATATGATCATGTTTTGGGTCAAAATTACAAGATTGATCCTTTACAATTTTCAATTTACGGTTCTCCTGTACCACAAATTTCCGTACCAGATATAAGTGTTCCTTTTGGTGGACAGGTTCATAAAATTTCTTCAAATTCTAGACCAGCTTATAATCCATTAAGTATAAAATTTTTAGTTGATAATGGTTATAAGAATTATTGGATATTGTGGAAATGGATGAATCTATTTAATGATTCTAAAAGATCTTCATCAGATATAGCAACTGCTCGTAATACACCTATACAACCAAATCAACTTCCAATATTAACTAATCCTGTACACCAATACACTTCTGAATTTTCAATAATATCTTTAGATGAATATAATAATAAAATTATTTCTTTTACTTACAGTAATGCATTTCCAACTACACTAGGTGAAATAAATTTTTCCAATCAAGATCCAAGTGAAATAAATTGTACCGTAACCTTTTCATTTAATCAACTTGATGTTTCATTATTAGCAGATGTTAATAGTCTTGCTTGTCAATAGTTATGGCTGATAATAAAAATTATACAGACTCTCCTTTTATAGTACAGATAAGAGATCAGAGTTACTATATAGAAATATATCTTTATAATCAATTGGAAGGTTATCCACCTGTAAAAGTTCCATTTTTATTTGTAAATTCTTTTTCAATTAACGAATCATTAATTGATTGGATAACAAAAGGATGGATTATTCTAAGAAGTGATTTTGAAATATTTGAAAGAGGTTCTAATAGTACTATAGTATCACAAAATAATAATCAAATAACATTACCAGCAATTAAAGCTCCTTATGTTTTTAGAACAGATGGTAGAAATAAAATTAGTTTTAGAATTTATCCAGTTGATCCGACAAATACTGAAGATGTATACCCTCATGATATGTGGGAAATGTCTTTTGATTTTTCAATTTATGATATTGAAGATATACAAACTGGTAACAATCAACAAAAATTAAAAAAACTTTATTTTTGGAATGAAAGATTTCAAATATTATCAAAACGAAACATAGAATACTCAACTGTTTATAGTTCAATATATAGAAAAAAATTACCAGTTAATACGGGTGGTCTTTTAAATAATGTTGGTTCAACTTTAACCGCAGCTAGTCTTACGGATTCACAACGATCAATAAATCCCTCGTTAGCTTTACAGGACATAATAATGACTGCTGCATCAGTCACACCGACAATTAGAAATAATCCATTTACCATAAATCAAAACCAAGGTGATTTTATAAAAGTTGGATTTTTACAAAGTGAATCTATTGCTTCACCTACTCAATCAATGGCAAATTTTGATAATAAAAATTGGGATATTGGTGCGCCCGATAACTATATTAATTATAGCTCACCCTCAAACTCTAGTGCATTGGATGATGTAAAATATGCTTTGGATAGATGTATAGGATTGGATAACGGACCCGTTTTACTTAATTTTGGTAGATCAAGTCTTGATAAAACTTGGAAACTTAATTCACTATCTAATTTTTTTAGTAATGCTAATAAAAATCAAATAGAAAGACTTTTTATAGAAGATGGTGCTGAAAACGCTCAACCTTCTGTTTCAAGAGCACCAAATGCAACAAATGATAAAAACACTGTAAACTTTTCATCTGCTATTGCTTCAAGAATATTTCAATATAGTTTTTCACCAATGGTTGCAATGGATTCAGCAAGAATAAAAAATGCACCTGTACACACTTATGATTTTTCAACTAATCAATTTAGTGTAAAACATACTGGAAACAGGGCAATAGATGTAAAAAATAATTTAGAAAAATTAGCTAAAACTGGATTGTTTAATTTTTCATCATCCCATCCTAATCCAAGTGGTGCTGGTATATTGTTAAATATAAATGAAACCAACAGAAAAGGTATAAATTTAAAAAATATATTTGTTCCCAGTAAATATTTTCCCCCAAATTATTCTGGAGCAAAAATGTTAAAAGATGCTATATTTTTAAACGAAACTTTAACATTTAAAGTTAAAGGGATAACAATGAGAACGCCGGGTAAGTTTATTTTCATAGATCGATTAGGATCTTCGGGTGCAGATAAAAATCCTTTTGATGATAGAGTTTTAGGGCAATGGTTAATTGTAAAAGTTAATCATGTTTTTTCCCAAGACGATTATAACACTGAGGTTGTAGCAGTTAAAATTGATAGCTGGTCAAATTTATTCACAAAGGATAATAGTAAATATTAATATGGATAAAGAAGAATTAAAGAAGTTGTTAATTCGTAATGCTGCCAATATAACGCCTAAAGTTCAAATGCCTACTGCTCTACAAATGGCTAAGAATATAGTAAGAACAACCGTTGATAGTGTTAAAGGAATTGCAGAAGGTAATCCATTGAATGTTTCTAATGAAGATTCAAATAAAAGAAAAAACATTTGCGAAGGGTGTGAATTTTATCAAAAAACATCCCAAAGATGCACAAAATGTGGGTGTTTTATGGCAGTTAAAACCTATATTAAGGCTGCTGTTTGTCCAATTGGTAAATGGTAGTCATCCAACTTATAACTCTATGAGCCTGTTGATCAATTTGCTCCTTTTCATCAGGTATACTTTCAGACAATGAACTCCATTTAACATTATAATCTGCTAGATTACAAATAATTTTATTGTTCACCTTTTCTGTATCATTGGCATCATAAATTCCATCTCTTTCTACAAAAATCAAAAAGCCACCGACTTCATTTTTAAGCCATTGAACTTCATCCTTGAGATATTCAACATAACGAATATCTGGTAATATGTTTATTGCGTATTGTTCTGGTTCAAATCTTTCAATAAAGTATCTGCCTTGGGTTTTTGCTCTTTGCATTTTACCATATTCAACAAGAAGAGGACGCATGAATTCTTTTTCGTCGTTTTTTTCCGTAAAAGAATCTAAATTAAACTTTCTTTCAATTAATTCTTGTAAATCTGACTTTACAGTATCACCAGCAATTGATTTTCTTACTGCTAAAATATCTTTTTTAGCAAATTGTCTTTGTAAAGCTCTACAGAGAGTATCTTTTCCAGAACGAGCAGCACCTGATATTCCAATGATATTAGGGTATGAAAATATGGTTTTACGCATAAATATAGTATAGCAAAGAATTTTGTTATTGCAATAAAAATATGGCTGACAATACAACATTTACTCCTACTTCCGTAAATTCACAACCGATTAACGGTGGTAGTGATATTATTAATAAATTTAATCCAAATGGTGCATCTGGAAATAATTCAATGACGCAATTTGGCGGTTCATTAAATATAAATCAGACTCTGCAAACTTCTACCATTGATACAACAATGCAAATGGGTAATTTGGCAGGTTATGGTCAAGGGCAGGGTGCTGCTAGTAGTTCAGATCCAAATGCACCATTTATAGGTGGTGGATTGGGTGTCCCCCAACAAGGCAGTGCAGCTTCTGCTGCACAAAATAATCCTAAAAAAACCATAGATTCTCATAATGATAAGCAACAAGCAGCGTATACTAATTCTCAACAAGTAACTGATAAAAAGATTTTAAATTTAGAAAAACAAACTAACTTAGTTAACAAAGATGGAACCTCACCAGGCTTGACTGCAATTTATTTATTTTTTAGACAATGTCACTTGAATAAAAATGCAAGATATTTATTATTACATATGTTGGTTAAAGGATTTGATTGTGATGTAATGTCTGCAAATTTATCACCAACACAAAATCAAGTTGTTATCGACGATGCATTTAAGAAAAGATTTGTATTAATGGGTAAAGATGCAAATTTAATTCCTTACTTAAAATTAACTCCTGCGTGGAAAAAAGGATGTTTTAAAAGTGCTGGTGCATGGGGTGCTACTGCTGCCAGTAGCACTGCTCAACCTTCAAGTCCTATTACAGGACCCGCAAAACATGCTCCAAGTTTAGTGGAAAAAATATTAGAGGGTATACATCCTGGCACCACAGCCGCTTTAGAATCCTTCTGTAATAAAATAAGAACTCATTCGTGGTTAGCTGCACCAAAAGGAAGTTTTAGTTCTTTGAGTCGTTTGGTTCATGGTATCGAAGCATCAATAGCTGCATTCCAAAAAATGATAACAGATATATATCAAGGATGTATTGCAATAGTTAAACAAATTTATGCATATATAAACGGTATCATGGCTCAGATACAAAAGAAAATTATTAGTATAATAAATGATATTATACCACTTGATCTATTATGTTTAATTTTAGATACTTTACAAGTTGTTTTAAATGATATTAATTTTTTTACTTCACTTTTTCAAATGGCAGGTCCTTGGTTAAATTATTTAAATAGTTTTCAACAATATTTAAATATAACTTCTTCATTTGTTCAAAATCCATTAGGAACAATTCAATCGTTTTTACCGCCACAGATTAACAATATTATAATTATGGTTAATCAAATGGCTAATGATCCAAATGGATTCATCAGTGATAAAATGACAAATTTCCAATATGGTTATGTTTTACAAGCTTTGCAAGGTAATATGTTAGGTGCATTGGCAAGTAAATATGGTTCTTCTTATGCTGCATCACAAAGTCCATTGGGTAATATTTTATCCAAGGCAACGGCAATTTATACTCATTTTGGTGGTCAGTTTCCACCTAATTTTGCACCGATCAATGCAAATTCTTACACTGCAACAGATGGTACACAAATTGATGTTAATTCTAATCCTGTTGCGTTAAAAACTGTTAATACTTCAATTATTAGTGATGTAAATCCATTAGCAACAGCTACTGCTAATTTAGGTAGTAACATTGGAGCTATTGCTGGTCAAACCGTAACAAACCTTGGAAACGATGCTTGCAATTTTTCAAAAGCATTTGGTGATATTGGTGGAGGGTTGGCAGGTATACCATCTGATGTTGGTAATGCAACTAAAGCAGTTGGAACTACTATTGGAAATATATTCACGGGCAAAACCCAATAACTTTTATGTATGATCCAGTTTTTTCAAATCATGTTGGTATTGTAATAAATAACCAAGATCCAGAAAACAGAGGAAGGTTACAGATATTTGTTCCTCATGTATCAAATACATTGTTTGCAGATTGGAATCAAGGATTAACCGATAAGATTTTTAAATCCTCAGAAGTTAATAATTCTGCTTTTGGTGGTGGTGTTTTGGAAAGACTAAAGGAGCAATTACCTTGGAGTGAAATAGCGGTTCCTGCTTTTGGTGGTGGTACGGCAGGACCAATTAAATTTACTGGTAATGCATCAGCAATGCCATCTTATACTGCTAACCCTTTGGCAGTGACACCAGCATTAATGCTTATTAATGCAAAATCTCAAAATTTAAATAATCAACCAGCAATAAGTGTTACCGCATATCATGGAACTGATATTGGTGCTAATGGTCAAACAGGAAATGTTCAAAATGATGGTAGATATCCAACGGTTGATTTAAGGACTGATTATTCAAATCTAGATTATATTACTTTAGATGATATGCATAAAATTAATTTACAAACAGCACAACAATATTTGGCTAATGTACCATCCCCATCTGATGGTGAAAGTTACGCATTAGGTCCTGCTGGTTCTCAACCAACAGCTGATCAATGGGCTAATTTTCTAGATTCCCTAGCTTTACATGAATCTGTAACATATGGACAATATATAGCAATTAATAATCAATATGCAGAAAATTTCTCAAATGATGGAAAAACATATGCAATATCAGAAGGTTTATTTAGTAATAGTATAGGCGATTTAGGGGTAACCGCTGCAAACATATATGATCCAGCAGCACAAAGTGCTGCAACTGCACGAAAAATTGTAGATAAATTGAGTAATTCTGAAAATGCCATTTTTGGGTCTCCAGTTTATAATTCTAATGGAAAACTAATTAAACATAAAGGTGTAGCTAGTGAATATGGTACAGTAAATCGTTTTGCTGGATTATCACCAAATGTTATATCAGATAAATTAGCAGGTGTTAAACGTCCACAAACAACACCTTCTCCAACCCCAACGGGTACTGCTCAACCCATTAAAATACAAGATACACTAGCAGCAGAAGCAGGTGTTCCTATGCCAAGTTCAGTTGGTGGTGCTGCTGGTTTCTTTTCAAGACCCGCAGTTGGTGCAAAAGTTTGGGTGTTTTTCTATGATGGAGACGTTCAAAGACCTGTATACTTTGCAAGTGTACAAGAAGCAACTAATTATCAAGTAGGAAATCAAAATTTAACAAGAGTATAAAAATATGGCAACAACAGGAGACATTTCAACACCAAACAACGTAATAAAACTCGACGGTATTAATGCAGAAGCAGGTTCATTAAGTTTTAATACTATTTATAATAAAGATGGATCATCGGTAGTTTGGAATAACTATTCAAGTGCTACTTTCCAAGATGGAACCTCAAAAAGCTTTTTAAAGTTTATGGCTGGTGGTGGTTTATTTAAAACTTATGGTGATTACTCGTTGGAAGTTGGTGGTAATAAAGTTACATCCGTAAGGGGTGCTGTTCAAGATACAGTTCAGGGTGATAGAAATCATTACACCATTGGTGATAAAGTTGAATTGGGTGGTGATCATGGACAAGCTGCAACCGATTTACATGCACAATTAAAAAGTCATTTAGCTGAAATACAAACTGCAAAAATTAATGCTTATGAACAAACTAAAGGTGATAAAGTAGAATGTCCTGTTTGTTCAACTAAAATTGCACAAGATAGAGCAAGTGAAAAAGCTACAGCAATAGCAAGAACAATAGGAAAGTATTTTTGGCCCCCAAAAATTAAATTTCCAATGAATGCAGTTCAGTTTATTCTTTCATGTTTAATTGTTCCATTTATGAGTAGCGGGTCTGCAATTGCCGCAAAAGGTGGTAAAAATTGTAGTAATCCATCATGCGAAAACGGAATGATTGAAACTTCTTCTGG